GGGCGTTTAAACTATTGCGAAAAACGCCCTAATTCAACATTTAATTTTTAATCTCTTTTTGTTTAATTTGTTTCCCGCAAAATCACTCCCTTGTGGGCAAGGAGAGAAAAAGATTCTCTGATTTACGATTCTAAAATCTCATGGATTTGACCATAAGCTCCCGCCGTAAAGAAAGTAGAGCAAATCTCCTTTATCAAAGAAATATCCTCGCTACTTAACTCTATGGCTCCGTTATTATCCATAATCGATTTGCAGAGTTTGTAAGCTCTGAATTTATCTTCACGCTTAATAGCAAACTCAGGAGTAGCTCCTGCTGAATAAAGAGCCTCTGCAACTTTATCTGAAATAACATTCTCTGTTTCAAGACCCTTAAAGTCTTTGAATTTTCTGTTTAAATCTACTTTCATAATTTCTATGCTCTACTTACTACTGACTAATAATCCTTTTCTAAAAAGCATTGACCCAAAATTATAGTCAATCCCTTCATTATATGAAACACTCCCGTCGGCATTCCGAGAAACTACAGCACCAAATTTATCGGCAAGACACAATTCACTGGTTAAGTTCTCTGATACAAATACGCCACCATCAAAGTAGCCGGCATAAGTATTACCGGCACTGGGATATGAACGTGAACCTTCCTCGGAATATCTCGATGCATAAATGCAAGCACCGCCAGAGTTAGAACCAATCACTTTTATACCAAACTTTCCGGTGGTAGCCCCATTGAAAGAAACATCAATCATCCCACTGGCCGCATCTGTAGGTACGCCAATCCGGACACTACGACTATCATTTCCAAAATAATCGCGGCCCTTCCAGAATAGCGAACCGCTTTCAAGGGTAAATCCTCCTATCTTACCACTTTGAGCAATAATTTCACCTGTAAATGAGCCACTGGTCGCAGTTATTTCACCTTTGACATATACTTCGCCCGTTTTACCATTAATCCTACAAGTAACATTACCGGCTGCATCCTTTGCCTCTACATGCTTTACGACCAAATCATCAACATCAATATATTCAGATCTTATCTTCTCGCTTAACAGCAATTTGGTAGCAACAAAAATCCAGTCCACGGCTTTCTCCCAATATCCTAATTGGCCTGCGACTGAAGTCTGAGGATTATTAGAAGATGAGGAAGTATGTGACTTCAAACACAGATATAACATATCTTTGTATAATACCACATCGTACCAAAGCTCACCATCGGCTCCCGAGAGATATTGCTTCCCTTCCGCCCAATCAGTTTGCCGGAGACGGGCACCACGGTCACCTTTGGCACCATCATCGGGTGCCGCTGTGACATTAAAGACTGATGCAGCTATCTGTTTCTTTGCCATAACTTAGGATTTAGTTCCTTTTACATATCCCGTTATATTTCCTCCTGCACTCTTAACGTCAGTATAGGTGATTTTACAGCCGACGGAAGTAGGTGCATTGGCCGGAGTAAAGGTGGCACCGTTAGCCTTTGTGAAAGCTGTTGTAAAGGTAAAGCCACTCACTTCTTCACCCGTTCCTGTTTTCTTGACCTTATACGTCGCTGTAACCTCACTGGTAGCACCGCTGCTGGTAAGCATCGTCGGACCACTGTAGTTTATTGCCAGGAAAAGAGGATCAGTTTCATCACTCACTTCGCAAATGGCAGTAGCAACCACCTCACCACCGATAATATATTCAGCCCTTACACTTAGCTTTGAATCAACATCATCCGCTACCAATGATACACTGTTAGCTGTTGACCATGCTGTGGTTGACGGCATCTTATACCATTTCAAAGAATAATTGCTCTGAGGCACTAACGAACCACCCTTGTAAAGTTCCTGAGTTACTTTTACGGTAGCCGTATCACCGTCGATAATACCGCCATCAGAAGGATACAAGAAACCATAATAAGCGGAGTTGCTAAATTCAGAGATAGCAAGCGGTATCTCAGAAGTATAACTAAGATTATGCCCGGAGGCCTCTATCTCTCCATCCATCCGGATAGTGTCAGCGTCCATGTTGGAAGCATTGGCAAGGTTTCCTGTTATCTTCAAGGAAGGCACATTTACAGAGCCATTATTATAAGTAGTGGTTTGCAACTTGCTGGCAACGGCAGCCGGAGCGGTAGAAAGTCCAGAAGCGTTGAACGTTACTAAAGTGTTGTTGTAATACCACTTCTCAGAACCCGACACAATCGGCTTGATCACATTCTCATTGCCTGAACGCATGACCGGATAAATGATAGGCTGGTTAGCCGCTACACTCCAGTCCGGAACACATTTGCCCGTATCCTTTTGGTACATCTGCACAAGCGGTTTAGTGGACCGGATATTACCCTGTGCACTATCGCCGTCGATTATCATGCCGATAAAAAGAGAACCCGAAACATCACTCATCTTGTACCTCCTCTCCGTTAATTTGATTATCTTGAGCTGGCAAAGAATCTTCAGCAGGTAATCTATTACTTTCTTCATTTAAGATTTCCTCTCCTATTTGATTTCCACCCGCTTCGATTAGCTTGGCCGCTTCCTGCTCTGTAAGAACCTGCCCGGAAATCCCTCTCACATATTCTTCAGGTTCAAACCGTACCATACGAAGGTCACTTTCGTTTATGATGAACTCCCCGTCAGCAGTCCGATGACGGACATCAATCACACCGGCACGACGGGCAATATCGGCGGAAACTTTCAAATACTTCATTTCTCTCATATACTTCATTTTTTATTTAGCCCCTGACTATTATTACTTCGTTAGTACCTGTACGGATGGGATCACCGCTTCCGGTGGTAAGCACCGTATAAGGCCCTATCTCATAGACTTCCGGATAAACGGACATTTGCAATCCACCGCTCAGACGCAGGTTGTCGGCTGTTACCGATACCGAACTACCGTGCCCGATTTCCGTGCCTGTAGCACCGGCAGTAGACGACTTTTTGAACCACTTCACGAAGAAGTACTTGTTTATCTGCTCTTCCGTCAACTCCTCTTTATTCGTCAATATCTTCACATAAAAAGTCATATTAGTCATTCCCTTACGAATAATGTTGCCATTCGGACTGTAGACAAATGCCCTAATCGGAGGAATCTTATAAATTATGGCCGTCTCCGCCATCAGGGTATCATCTGTAGGTGCCGACGGTTTGGTTCCGGTATAATAAGCAGCACGACAACGAATGATGCTCAGATATGTATTGTCGGCATCAATACGTAGCGTCTTGGTTCCCTGGCCGGATACATACTCTATGTTCAAGTCAGAAGAGTTGATTAAAGTCTCTTCGCCATTCACAACTTTATACCACCAATACGCTACATTGGCATCCGCCACTGTTTCGCTACCCATTTTTAAAGCGGCAGTGATATCTATGTATTGGTTATCCTTTAGGGGGTTATAGGTTATCTTGGCAGGTTGATTGATACTTAACGAAAGCTGGTCATCACTTTTCTGTATAGTGTTCAAGGTAAACGTATCGTTATATACCAGTGTGTTCCCGTTTCTGGAATCCACATAAGTAGCCCGGCAAAGAATCTGCACCGGTGCTGCCGGGGAGACATTCTTCTTCACAAGCAATGTACCATCTGCATTCAGGGCATAATTATTATTTTCCGAGGTGATCTGAGTATTCTCACTATTTTCATACCAGGTTACGGTCAACTGCCTGCTTTTATCTCCATTACTGATAATACCGTCCGGATCGGCAATATTGAGGAACGCCTTCAGCTTCATCGGAGTTATTGTACGGTTAGGAATGTACGTGTTGGCATTGGTATAGTAGAACTGTGTCTTACTACCTCCACCATCAATAACCACACCAAAGCTCGCCTTTAAAGGGGTATAACTGGTCCTTATTTGTTGCGGTTGAACCGCAGCCTTAATTCCTTTCATACAACTATACTATTTTCGATGTTAATACTCTCGGCACCGTCGCGGACGTATGCCGTACAGGTGAATTTCACTTTTCTTGTAGTCCCCCAGTTACTTGGCATATCCTCGTTTGTCAGGTGCAGTATCCGCCCGTTATTGGCATGTGCGACCGACCAGGCGTTATCTTCCGTCACCTGACCGCTGTCACGGGTCCATGACCAGTCACCGGGCAACACATCCTCAGATATATCATTGTAACCCCAATACACAATAGGGGTAAATTCCGCATTGACTTTACCGGCAAAGAAGTTATAACCGTTATTTGAAGAGAACACAAGGCTCAATTCTGAATTACCCTCAATCATCGCCCAGTCGGTTGCATTCCATTTGGGTTCCTGAGTGGTTCCGGCAACCAAACACATCCATTTGCAGCCAATGTGATAGACTGCATCAAATATTTCCGGTGTGGACTGATAAGGGTTGTTCACTGCATCCGCTGCCGACCACGGGCCACGGTTGTTCTCTGAGCGGACCGGTGTCCCCTGATAGTCTATGCGTAACAAGTCCTGAATAGCAATACCCCTACAATAGATATAGCTATGCCGATAATTTATAGGCAGGTTGTCAAACAGAGATAATTGCTTCAGCTTGCCGATGATAATGGCGTAATTATACTCTTCCAATATAGGTTTCGTTACGCCATCGAGCATGCAGATACACTTCTCATGGGAAGACAAGTACCAATATGCCTGACGGTCCTCATTCACCGGATTGCCACGGTGAGAAAGAATCATCAGCGGTTCAGGCGGATAGTTCTTGCCGCCCGGCACTTCATCATCAGGAAACATGACCGCAATAATAGTATTGGATACAGTATTCACGTGAAGGACACGGAGCCATGAAGTGTAATAATCACCACCTCCGGAGGCTAGATTGTTTACCATGCCGTAAACAACATCATTCTCCGCCAAAGCCGTGAAATCATTCTCCCAACGTTTACGAAGTGGTAAACGATAGGTACCATCTTCCAATAGTTCGACACTCTCAATCGTGCCAGATTCGGAAAATGAATAATCACTCTCCATAGCAGAAAGCCGATTGAAGATAAGCTCTAAAACGGTCAGCGATGACCGCAACTCCATGCGGTCAGCCTGTATCCTCCCTTTATCATCCGCGATTATGCCCTTGCCCGCGATAAGTGAGTCTATGGCTTCGCCAACCTCTAAACCTCCAAATAGACGCAATAGATAGTCAGTACTATCGATTTTGTCCTTACGAAGAAATATATCTTTTAAGATCTCATTGTTATTTGCAATCTCAGCCAGTATTCTTAAGGCTGAATATGTGTTTTTATTCGTAGGAATTGTAGTATCCCCTACTTTTATCAAATAGATAGATGATCCTCCCCCACCTTCTCCGGGAGAAGAAACTATTTTCAAGGCAACCTTATTACCATTTACCTCAAAAATAACGTCGCTATTTTCTTCATCTATATGATACATATTACTTTTGTGGAATAAGACTGACTGCAATGTTCCTCATCTCTTGAGATGTTACTTTATTCTCAAAGATGGAATACACTAAACTAGCAGCCATATAGCAGATAGCTTGCGATACAGGTTCATTCTGATCAATATCTAAGTCTGTACCAAGGGTATATTTCGCTTCATACACGAACATTTCTAATTTAGAATCAGACTTTGCAGAGTATAGCATTAGTACTCTATTACCAGAGTTATTATATCCCATTATGCACACAGGTTTGTAACTCCCAGCCCTTGTATAAGAGTTGCATTGCTGTTTATATTCCTCTGAGTTTAAATCAAAAGCTACAATACAAGTTCTCTTCCAATTAGAAAGTTTGATCGCAATCAAAGAGACAAAATCATCAGGAACAGATATAAGACATTTCCCCTCACTATCCGAGGTCACAGTAGCATCAGAAGAAACACCATTTTTCTTATTGACACATCTAACAGGAGAATTCATTTGTACCAAACTTACAGCATCTGGTATAACCGCTTTTATATACTCTTCAATCTTGACCGTATCTTCAGATAGGAGAGAAAGAGTCTCTTCCTCTCCTATTTCATTGAGTATCGCTTTGACTTTACTTATGATCTCCTGTTCAGTCATCATTATTTCCAGTTAGGGAATGAAACACCAATTGCAGCTGCTTTAGCTTGTATTGCAGCTTTATTTCCAAGATCAGCAAGAGAGATATTATAAGGTTCACCCATTAAGATATCTTTCGCTTGCTGCGAATTCTTCACATCTGGATACCCCTCAGCACCGCCACTAGTTTCACCAGATTCTGATATATCAGAAGTAGTATCTTGCTCTGTACTTTCCACAACAACTTTATCAAACTTCTGAGTGCCTCCTCTTTGAACTTGCAATGTACCCGTATCTCGAATCAGAACAGATTCTACCTCTTTGATAACCCTCGCTTTAAATTTGGGAGAATTTTCAATCGCTTGCTGAATTACCGGATTTTGAGTTGTGAATGTGGCAGGAACAATGCCAGCAGTCGTTAAAGAGCCATGACGGAAATCAACACGAATATGACCAGTACCCATAGGAAAGACACAACTTTGTTCTATCATTCCATAAATTGCGTATTTTTTCTTATAAATCTTCATATCTTAAAAAATTATAGGACGGAGTAAAGCTCCGCCCTTAGATTGTCACAGAATCAGTTTTGAGCGTAAATTACACCCGAATATTTCTCCCAGGAGGTACCATTATATTGATATATATCACCTGCCTTCGATCCTGTAATACCAGCACAAGCAACAGTTAAATAAATGACATCATTCAACTTCGGATTTTCAGGTGCATCAGTGGCATTACTCCAATTAGTGATAGCAGAAGCACCAGGAATATTATCACCATCAATATCCTCACCGTTAACCCAGATATGGGAATAGCCTTTCAACGCCAAAGCATTGATAGAAATGATTGCTTTTCTCTTTGCCTCTTCACCCTCAATCTTTTCAGAGCTGGTTTCTTCGTTCTTGATATAGTAGCGAACAATACCGGACATATCAAGAATGCCACCACTACAAGAATATCCCAGATAATCCAAAGTCGGCTCATGCTTCAAATAAAAGTCCCCAAACACAGTGTGAAGTTTAGTACATGAGAACCCCCATTGTTGATCGGAAGTCATTGTGATGTCTTTGTGTTTGGTGAAATCGATATTCTGAATTTGCTCCAATAAATCACGCCCCATAAGCCACCATGCTTCTTTAGAACAGTTCTGACCTGTGAACTTCAATTTTGCTAAAGCAATAATATCAGCAAATGTCCACGGGCCGATATGTTCATACTCACGTTTAAATTGCCAACGAACACCTTCGGAAGTATATACTAACTGACGCCCCATTTTACCACGGTCAACCATTAATTTGCCCTTATGGCTCACCCATAAAGAACGATTATTCTTTCTGCGGTGTTGCTTAATCATAGCCTCAGCAATTTGAGCTTCGTTAAAAGGAATACGTTTCTTTTGAGCATCAAAATAGTCAGATACTACCTCATTCATGATAGTCTTCTGTAGATATACTCGTTTAGGGGTCGGGAATACAACATCAGGAGCAACTTCCTTCTGAGTTTCGGCACATGCATTCGTCAAAATGACGATTTCTGTACCCTTTGGAATTGAAGGAATTTTGCAATAAGCATCCCCTTCATTCGTCTTCGGGCCGTTAATTGCCATAACAATGGGTTTACCACTCGAATCTTTTCCGGTAATAAACAGCATAAGATCCACTCCCTTGATTTCCGTTTTTCCATCTTCGGTATATCCGTTGACTCCTTTCACCAACACCGTACCATTTTCCTGGAATAATCCACGATCATCCGAAGGGACACTGATAGGAGCTTGCTGGTCACCAGCAGAAGTATAATCTTCAGTAGTGAACACAGAAGATTTCTGTTCATCGATAACAAAGTGGTCCACTTCAAACCCTGTAACGCGAACTTTCTTCTTGGCTTTACGCATAATACCATCCAAGACGGTTTCATCCGTACCAATTAAGAAAATGTCATCATCAATATCCGGTTGAATAAGATTTCCACCACCAACACCTCCTGTAGCATCCGACACTCCGGAAACAGTTGTAGGACTACCTGGCAATTGAGTAGGTTCACCAGCATTACCTGGAGATGGTGTTGAGCCAGGGGTAATTACGGTAGCATCAGCCATAAGGACACCGCCACCAACAAAGACGCAAATAAGCGTCAGCATGACGGAAAGTACCGTCCATTTCTCTTTCTTCAAAAAATTAATTACTTTCATTTCTCAAAAATTATAATAGTGAATAATTAAGCATTTAATGCAGTCTCAACAATAGAGTTTCTTTTACGCTTATTAGGAATTCCCGAAACACTTGTTATCCCTTTCGGTAGTCCATCTCCACGTTCTTCTTTCATCTTATTGATGTTTTCGTTACGACCTTTAATTACACCAGCGTCCAAAGCATCTTGGGTGTCTTTGTCGTAATTCAAACCTTTATCCAAGAAGTCGCATATTTCGCGGGAATAACTTCCCGACATGATCGGAGAAATAACATTCGTCCAAACCTTATCAAGAAACTCCTCTATATCATAACCTTTCTCCTGGCACCACCCCTCTACAATAGGCATACTCTTTTCAAGGTTATCATTATATTCCTTCTTACTGGCCTCCATCGCCTCCATTTCTTGCTTTCGTTCTTCCTCGCCTGCCAGAATATCATCGTATTCCGGAGTACCTTCTTCAGCAGTTAGCAGATCCTTTCCAAAATAGCGAGCCATTGCATTACCGGCACCGCGTTTCTTGTTTACAATATCGGCAAGCATCTGGGCCAAACGAGGATCTTCTTGCAAAGCTTCGGCAAGTTTGTTGCGTTGTTCCTTATTTCCGTTGATATATCCCATCAACATTTCAGCCGAAGACTCATCATCATCTGCATTATAACCGGGAATTTCGTCTGTAAGAAGTGACCTTAACTGATCCCGTTTTGTTGGAGTTTGAACCTGTTCGGTGACCGGAACTGATTCCGTTTTGTCAACCACCGTTTCATCCTTCTTTTCTTTAATATCTTCCATAAGCAAATTCTTAAATTGTTTGATGCACAAAAAAAGCACTAAAAAGGGAAACATGACCTGCGTTTTTACAACTAAAAGCTGCGTTTTTAGTAAAATCGCAACTTTTAAAGTATTACTTTAACTATATTTGCATAAAACATTATTATAATGGATGATATATTCAGAGAAATAAGAGATAATTCTATAAGAGAAGCATACTTTGATGCATTGAAAAGCTTACGAAAAAGTATGCCTTATATTTCAACCGAAGAAATTATTCAGGAAGTTATGAAGAAAGAGGCACCTCGTTTTTTCATAACCTATGATAATGCACGTAGGGTTATATCACTTATGCATCGTGGAAAACCTATCAAAGTTTCCAATGAAAACAAATTGTGTATGTACAAAGACTTATACGCCAGATTTCTAAAGTACAAACAAGAAATGAGGGCGCCAGGTTATTGCATATTAAAATATATCATAGAACAACCAGCGCCTTCTTACTACGTGGCAATAGATACAATGAGAGGCATCATTTATAAATCAATAAAGAACAGATAAGATGATATTTATCATTTTCCTTGTATTCATATACTCCATTGGCTTTTATTGCGACACTACGCAATTAGGTATATATAATGGGTGCGAATGGTGGAACTATATTACTTATAGCTTTGTCCACACTAATTTTTTCCATCTAAGTATCAACTCTGCATTATTTTTGTTTTACTGGAGAAGGCTCCGGAACTTCAACCTATATATAATTATACCAATATTGATTATAACTTCTATTCTCTCAGCAATCTTTGCGACCTATCAGGAACCGACAGTTGGTGCCTCAGCAATAGTCTTATCTATGGTAGGCGTTATTACAGCTGGAGTTGAACATCGTTATATGCCGAAAATCATTCTCTTACTTGCTTTTTCTTTTCTAACCACGGGCTTATTCGCTCCACATATCAATACGCTTATCCACGTATATAGCTTTCTAATATCATTTGCGATAAGCCTCTTATCCAGGAGGTTTATATATGACCGTAAATGAAATAATACAGAAGAACAGAGAACGACTTGCAATAATACGAAGTCCATATAATCCGATAACCGGCGAAGGGTCAACATCTATTCCCCGGAAAAAGGTCTATATAAAAGACTGTCCTATTGAAGAAATGTATCTTCCGGAACAATTCGCGGAAACCGGTTTTGTGCAAAAGCTCATTGAAATTGGATTTAATGGGTATATCAAGTTCATCCTCAAACAGGGCATATCGGATAAAATAAGGAATGAGCTTTGGACATCTTTTTGCCAGGAACGAATTGATTATGACTTTGAATACTGGGCCTATTCATGTATTCAGATATCGGCGAAAGGAAAAGGAAAAGACATAGCATTTTTACTTAACCGGGCACAAAGATACTATTTAAAAGAACTGGAAAAGCTTCGCATTGCCGGTGCCCCTATCGACATTATTCTGTGTAAAGCCCGTCAATGGGGCGGTTCCACGCTTACCCAGCTTTATATGTTGTGGATACAGCTTATACATCGTTCCAATTGGAACTCTGCTATCTGTGGGCACATTGAATCCGCAGCCCGGAATGTATCTGGTATGCTTCAAAAAGCAGTCGACAATATGCCTGCATGGGCAACGGGCGGTATCCGCCTAAAAACGAATCCTTATCAAGGCTCACAGAAGACGCGTTCCATCAATACAACGAATAGCCGATATTCTATAGGTTCGGCAGAGAAACCGGAAAGTCTTCGTTCAGAAGATATATCAATGGCCCACTTGACAGAAGTCGGTTTATGGAAAGAAACTAAGGGAAAGAAACCGGAAGACCTTGTACAATCCATATTCGGGTCAATACTTAGCGGCCCCTACACTATCAAGGTTTTGGAATCCACCGCCAAAGGAGTAGGTAACTATTTTCACCGTACTTGGTTGGATGCAGTCGAAGGACGTAACAATTTCACTCCAGTGTTCATTCCCTGGTTCATGATTGATATATATTCAAAACGCATCGATCCAAAAACATACAATGCGTTTATTGCCACCATGACCGAATATGAATACTGGCTGTTTGAGATTGGGGCAACTTTAGAAGCTATTGCTTGGTACAGAGACAAATCGCTGGAATTTAAAGATAAATGGCGTATGTGTTCCGAGTATCCGTCTACGGCCGCAGAAGCATTCCAGAGCACGGGCCGGAGAATATTCCCACAAAAATACGTCGAACAAGTTCGGACAGCCACTCTCCCACCTTGTTTTTATGGCGAATTTGTGGCAAACGATATTAAAGGTAAGAACGCACTATCTAATATTCGTTTTGAGCACATAGAGCCTACAAAGGACCTGAATAACATCCTGTGGGTATGGGCACTTCCCGACTATACAGAAAAGTATTATGACCGATATGTGGTTAGTGTCGACATTGGTGGTACATCGGAAGCCGCAGACTTCTCGTGTATTAAAGTGGCTGACCGGCTCCCAATGCTGGAAGAAGGTGGGCTACCGGAAATTGTCGCCGAATGGCATGGACATATCGAGCACGACTTATTGATATGGAAAGCTGTACAGATAGCGGCTGCATACGGAAATGCCGTGCTTGTAATTGAAAGCAACACACTTGAAACAGAAGGAACCGAAGGAGATAATTTCGACTACGTACTGGATGAAGTGGTAGAGTACTACGATAACCTTTATTCTCGCACATCTCCTGAGCAAATTAAACAGGGCCTACCGGTTAAATACGGTTTCCATACCAATCCCAAAACTAAGCCGACAATCATTAATTTCCTCAAATCTGCTATGCGTGACTTTCTGTATATCGAGCGTAGCAAACCTACGACCTTTGAGATGGATACCTACGAACTTAAAGAGAATGGTAAGGAAATGGGCGCTGCTGAAGGTTGTCACGACGACTACCTTATGGCAACAGCCATCCTTGTATATGTATGCTACAAATGGCAACTCCCGCGAATTAGGCGGGAGTTTAAGCGAACCCAAAAGACACGTATTGTTAGTGAGGCCTCCATTTAAGCTGCATGTTGCACCATTCCGTCTTCAGGAGATGCAAACGTATCATTTCCGGCACGTTGCATAAGCGCGTTGCCTTGCGGCATTATTTCTCCAGGAACACCCCCCATTGCCTGTTGATTCATTAAAGCCTGCTCGTTTCGCTTGATAGCTTCGAGTATCTTTGTAGCAAACGGATAAGAGCAATTCTCCAACAATGTCTTGACATCAATCGCATTCCGTTCAAAGAGTTGCATCAAGAAGTCATTCTGTAGCATCTGGAATGATGGAGTATTAGTGCCCTCAGTGATTTTCAAATCAATCTGTGCATTCTGAACTTTATCCGGATCATAGTACTTTGCTTCTTCCGAATAATCCCTCCCAGACAAATCAATGTGTCTGGCAGAAGTATAATATTGCTGGATGGTTTGCATAACCATATAATCCCTTCTCTTACGGAATGAATTGAACGATTCAAACATTCCTTTCAGATTCAATGAAGAGTTCTGAACTTGTTGTGCGTACAAACTTGCGGCTGTGCCTGCACTTGGCTGTTTACCTTGCATAGCACTATTCACGCCTGAAATATCATTGATGAGCTTCAACTGCAAATTCAATAGTTCATAATCACCGGCAACAGCTGCCTGACCATTATATTGCTGAACGACATTACTAAGATTCTGACCGTTTTTCAGGTTACAGAACAGAACTCCATTATACCGCACATATTCGTCGATTATTTCTTCGCGAGTCATACTTTCAAAAGCCGATTCATCAACAATCAATACACCTTTGGAAGATGAACTACGAATGAAATCAATCAATGTCATTGTTCGGTTGATAGCACGTTGCTGGTCTATGAAATCCTCTACATAATTGAAGACCTTTCCCTGTATCATTGGGTACACATGGAAAGCATAGTTATGCGAACCATGCCAATAAGGGCTCCGGCCTTCTTGAAGAATGTCTCCCCAAGGGGACATGTACCGGTAATACCAATACTGTTCATTGCCATACTCATATTCGATCAACAATATGTCCTCCGGCAAAACGCCATGAGCAAGTGCCTCATTCGTTCGCTGTTGATTCTCCCAATCAATTTCCTTCTTTTCGTTCAATCCTATATAGTAGAATGTACCTTTCAGTGTATCATGACAGAAGTATGCCTCCCGGCTCTCCAACCTCCACCCAAAGATAACCCGGCACAAATCAGGACGAGATGGGGTGTAGAAATCTAAATCTTTCGTTTCCCTTCCCTGCAAACCATCATAAGTAAGATATGTGTCGCTCACACGATATATGTTCTCTATCCACTCTTTATCAGCTCGGCTTTTAGCAAATAGGGAAACAACCTTATCGAGTGGCATATCATACACTTCACCGATACAATTCAAGTCCCAGGTACGAACATCCTCAATATTCGTATTGAAAAACATACGCGCTGGATTACAGCCATAAACCCAAACATCATTCATCCGTTTAGCCGGGTTCCAGCCATATTCCACACGCTGGCCCACATAGCCACCGCATAACATTAATCTGAGACTATCAGAGTCCAACTCCCGAATTTCATTAAGATCATGGACATATTCAACCGCAATACTCATCATCTCTCCGATTTTGGCCTCTTCCTGATCCCGGACTGTACAGATAGACTGAGTTACATTATTACGAAACTGTCCGTCAATATTTTTAAGAATGGGACTAATCATATTGTTTTTCAATGGAACCTTACCATTCTTTTTGATTAAGTCCGCTTCTCTTATCATCAAATCTGTTTCCGGGTCTTTAATATAATCTCCCCACTGGTCCTCATAAGCGTACATCACACTACGGCGCATCTTTTGACGGGCCTCATCCAGTGAAGCCCAATATTTACTAAATTCATCCAGAATATCCAGATGCTTCTCGTTACGTCTCTGTTCACGAGAAGCATCTTTCTTACGTACTGGCTTTACATTTCTATTCAAAAACTTATTCATAGCTACACATTTTTCACAAAAGTAAGACAGTTAACCCATTAGGTAGTTGTTGATTTACAACAAAAGCTACTTAACGCTCCGAAGTTCTTCTACTATTTCTGTTTTAAGAAGATTCAGACCAGTCTCATACTCTTTCCTGTCTTCACGATCTGTTTCCTCCTTTATTTTGTCCTGAAAGGCTTTTACCCGCTTCTGATACTTCTTTAGGATTGCATACCGTTTATACTCTGGAGAAGTTTCCAGCTCTTCCAGTTTTGCTCTATAAAGGCCATCTCCAGCCTTCATTTCTTTTTTATAGCCGCGAAGTCTATTCTCAACGACCTTATACTCGCCTAAATAATTAAAGTATGCCTCATTTACACGATTGAAAACATTCCTTTCATCACCACCACTCAAGAACCGATTTAATACAGGAACACTCCGCCACATTCTTTCATCTTCATCCCAAATCATTGAAACCGTCTTTCCGACCTGATTTATGGTTTTCCCCAATCCTCCAAAATAGCTTTCAAAGAAATGTTCAAGAATTGCCGGGTTCATATTTAATAGCCCTCTATCGTATTTATCACCACCCGTTACTTCATTCAGTAATTTGGCAGAGGAAACAAGAGCCTTAGATGTGCCGGCATAAGCTTTAGTCCATTCCGGCATAAGTTCATTGAAATTATCTTTGTAAATGGGTTTACCAAAGAAATTTCTATTCTGTGCTACCTGATAAACCGGTTTACCAGCATCAGGCATTAGATTGCCAACAACAGTACCAACTATATTTTTCGTTGGTGTACCTTTGGGAATATTCCACTCTCCACCACCAAATGGGTTAATAGGCAGTAATTCGGTAAACTGTCCCATCAACTCCATTCCAATATTGCGATTATCCCCTTTACCTTCCATATAAGAACGGAACAGTTCGCCAGCTCCATAAAAAGCACGCAATTCGATTGGTATTGGAATAGTAAGGAACTTATCACCGCCTAACCAGAAACAGAAATTATTCTTCCTTACCCATTCCGGCAGGTTTTCATAGGCATCTTTATCATCATCACCACCAAACATACCAATGAGTAAGTTATTCATGATAGGCAATAATATCCCAGCTGCAGTAAAGCCACCAACTGCAGCAGAAAAACGCTTTGGATTAGCCTTTGCTAAATTCGCAAAATTAGCTAAACTTTGTACAGCAGCATTGAAAAATAAGAAAAGAGACTTAAATGTAGTAGCGCCCAAGCCACCAGCTCCTTTTTTATTGAAATTCACCGTAACTTCTTTTGCATCACTAATACTTCTTGAAATGCTCCGTCCCATTTGACGGCTCGTCATATAAGTAGTGAAACGACTTACATCTTCAGCACATCTATTACCAAACTCAGTCCATTTTGCCATAAACTGGAAAGCAGGTACAATCCCCATTGTTGTAGGTACGGTAACTTTACCTGGTTTAACTCCAAATATCCGTCCCAAATCGACAAGGCCTTTAGCATCCATAATTGAACGCTCTATCATCTTTCGATGTTCTTCTACACTATGTAACGCCGTGTAGCCTGTTTCTCCACCATTTCTAAGAAACTCCGAAAAATAACGTTCCAATTCATTATTCAGATCGAGAGAGTTCTTCTCAGACTTATATAACAATTCTCCAAGTCTTAGCCCCAGTCCATTTTTAATTAGATTCCTTCTAAAACGACTTGAATACTTATGATCTTCCTTAATAGTTATTGCGGAAGTGGAAAATATCACATCTCTTGCCAAATTGCTAATTACAAAAGCCGGATTTCTGGTCGTAAAGTTTGCAGCCATTTGCCGATTGATGCGCTTAACCAAGTTTACAAGTTTATGGGAACCACTATCTGGATTTGTCAAACCATTCATAGCCTGTGCCGCCCTTGGATTACCATTGATATAAACAGTATATTCAAGACCATCCTTCTTAACAACAACCATATGTTGTTTTTGCTCCCTAGGCAATGCCTTATATGGTACATCTAACCGCCCTTTGCGAGCCAGTCCTTCCCTTGCAAGCTCTACCATTCTTCTTTCAAATTCTTCGACTAAAGCAGCCACTTCCTCCCCTGTTGCGTCTTCCGGTATCTCAGGTAGAGCTTGCTGCCATTCATCTCGCACCCCATCATAGGTATACCACATTTGCTTCACTGTAGCAAGGCTTGTTGGATGATTAATAACCATCGCCAGGAATCGTTGTTTCATAAGATTTCTATTCCCCTGCATGATGGCACTTTCGGCCATATTAGCTATTGTTGCCAGTGGATCGTCAGCCTCAGACACTCGACCTTCCATTTTCTTCACAGGTACATTGAATATTGGACGTTCTTCCATGATATAATCATAAATATCTGCTGCAGTATCCTCTTTCCAGCCACGCAAAGGAATATAATACTGGAACATATTACTAACATTCTGGTAGGCGTCTTTCGTCATTAAGCCACATTCATAAGTCTTTTTGAGACTTTCTTTCGTTGCAGCATTAATCTTTTCCCAAAGCTCCGCAGTATCATTAGCTTCTTCAAATGATGCAACTAACCTCTCTGCTTCAACAGTGAAATTCAATTCTGAGTCAGTAAGAGAAGTCAAACCAGAGAAGTCTTTTCCACGGGCCTCAAAATATGCATCCTCAGCAGCTTCTTCCATCTCGGAATTTAAATTATCCCGTTCCTCATCAAAAGTTAGCCCATCAATACCACCATCGGCCAGAAGTTTTTCCAAGTCATTTAGTTTTTCAAGAAATGGCTCCTTGGCTTTCTCCGCAGCGCGCTTAGCAAACACCTCATTTCTTTCAATACCATGTTTAGCTTTCAAATAATCCAGTATATCGTCATACTCTACCCCGATCTTTATTAGTTTGTTCACTTCTGACATTATCGGATCGAAGAAATTCATTTTATAAAATTCCTGTTCAAATGAGTTCTTACTACTTAATTGGTTTTCGGCCATATAAGCATTTTCATAGTCAGATATAGGTTTATCCGTTTCTTTTTCGAGTGCCTCTTGCAGAGTTTTCAAACCCAGCATACTATCTTGATACGCTTCTTGATACTTATACATCTTGTCCAAAGTACGGCTTTCATACAAGCTCTTAGCTACATCATTCTCAGTAGTTGCATTATCACTCCTATATTTTTTCTGAATCGGCATCTCTCTGTAATTACCAACTTTCAATTTATATCGCATGGACATATCCTTAGCGAAAGAATCTGTCGAGCGTCCTTCAGTCTTCAATTGATAGGTTCTCCAAAGCATATATCGTAAATCTCCATCATTCAATCTGAAACCAAGTTTGATTTTAGCTCGATGGAACATATCTGTGAACAAAGACTTAATTGTTCGCAAGAAACCTTTTTCACGTTCAAAACCCTTTTCGGCCATTTCAGCAAGATATTCCTCTGTGGCCAAATGAAAATCGTACCCGCGTTTAATTCCAAGTTCAATGATCTTTCTTCTCGTAGCCGGAACGGCATTTTCAAAAACCTTATAAATGAAATCATCATACTGTTCCCCGAACACTTCATTAAGCCCACGATGCCCAACAGTTTCGTGCAATACAGTAGCCTGTGCATCTTCAACAGATACAGCATTAGGCAGGTAAACGACAACTTCATTTGTTTTTGTATCAAACCATCCTTTTACATTACTTCCATTTTCTATTTGGATGCGAGCATCATCATCATTCGACAATTCATCAATGCTGTTTATAATCCGCACAGGAGCATTCAACATCTTCGCCTGTTCCACTATAACGGAAGACAGGCGCTTACTATTCTTTGTACTTTCATCTTCAGCAATACGATATTTTTTATTTTCATCCGATGCTTTAGCTTTTTCTTCCAATTGTTTTTTCAAGCCCTCAACTTCCTTTTCAGCGGCTTTTAATTCATCTTCGCGTCCCCACGGAGTATTCATTGCTTCCGTTAGTCCCTGAACCCTCTTTTCATAGGAAGCTATCTTCTCATCAATATCAGACAAGTTTTTCTCCACAGCCTTCAACTGGTGCTCAATACTTGACATCAAACCTTTACCACCATTGAATTGGCGTCCTTCGACAATATGTTCATTGCCTGCATACAGTTCATACACCATCCTACCCTCATTGAAATGAACAATGACTTCCGCCTTGCTATTATTCAACATTACCTTTAGAGGCGCTGTCCCACGATTAAGGCTATATGCATCTTCATAAGAGGCAATAACCGGCTCTAATGCAGGTCCAAATTTCTCCGTGTAAGTTTTACCGTCAACTGCGACGCTCTCAACGCCGTCAGGGAAATATTCACTTATAGTTTTATGGGCACGTTCATATACTTTCTTCTGACTTTTATCATGGATAATTCGATTTCTGGCATACTCAATACTCTCAGCCATGCCACTCTTACTGTTTGCATCACTTCGTTTTAAATTACGTAGTTTCTTTAATAAATTCTCAGCAACAAATAGAAGTTGAGCCGTCTTATCACCAGACAATGTAGCTGCCATCTGGTTAAATGTCATTCCGCTGGGGTCCTCATCATCCTGTTCTTCCATAATACGGCCAGAAACATTACCTTTCATCATTTGATTAATGAAGTTCTGTTTTATTCTCAGGCGGTCATAAGCCGTAGCATCCAAAGTTCCCTGAACACCATAGGTCACTACATTTACAGGTTTGCCCCAAAGAGCATAATTATTGCCTTGCCGAAGGATTCTACCATTCCTTTGTTCAAAGTCCATAGGACGTACCGGAGCATCAATATGATGCAAACCATATAGGCGATCCTGAACATTAACGCCTACCCCCATTTTCTCAGTACTGCCAAGTAATATACGAACATCACCAGAACGTACTTTCTCAAACAAACCTTTCCGACGTTCACCATCATAGTTATTAATGATAGCAATTTCGTTGGCAGGTATTCCCTGGACTATCAGTTTTTGTTTTATGTCCTCATAAAGATTGAAACGGGGAGTATTCGGATCATAGTCAAACAAATCCATTTTGGGCTGTTCCCCGGGAGACTGATAACTATCACAGAAAATAAGTTGTGCCCCTTTATCTGCATTACTTTCATTATAGAGTTTTACAACATTTGATACAACCTGATTAGTCTTACTATTGGGGTTATCCGCAAATGAAGGATTAAGCAATCGGAGATCAATCGCCGCTTGTTTTGCTTTAGTAAAGACAACAAGAGGAAGTGCGCTCATTCTTCTTTTCTCTTTGCCACTCATTTTGCTGAAGCTTTCCAACTCACTTATAAGAACCTGCATTACGTCTTCCAGGTCTTCGTTTTTATCAATGACAATATTAGTCATCGCCCCGCCCCGGAGTTTTGGAATACTACTACTTTCCTTAAACTCCTCCACATCTTCCGTCAAAACGACATCGGCATGACTACGGAAAGCTTTCACCAGTTCCGGTACATTTACATAGCTCTTAAAGCGGTCCGCAATTTTGAAGTTTCCAGTAGCCGTAAACTCAAGAGAAGGTTCCACCGTACCGAATGTTGTTGCAAATTCATCAAAAGTCTGAATGCTATAAGCTTCAAGAATGTCAGGAGCAACAAAATTCATCATAGTCCAGACTTCTGCCATCGTATTCGTTATAGGAGTACCGGTGGCCAGAATTACATTACGGCCGTTATTCTTCTCCTGAACCCATTTGGCCTTTAATAACAAGCTGTTTGCACGTTGGGATGCAGTGGTATCAATACCTTTAACATTGCTCATCTTACTGGCAAAACCTATTTTCTTATAATTATGAGCCTCATCGATGAACAATGCATCTATGCCCATTTGCTCAAAGGTAAGCACATCGTCAGTTCTCCGATCAAGCTGGCGCTCCATTTTCGTTTTGATACGATTCTCAGCCTTGGCCTTATCTTTAACAGAACGTTTTTTAGGTTTCTCAACTCCCTCAAATTGGTCCTTAAGGCCAGCTACTTCCTTTTCTAATCTGCGCCTCAAAGATTCATTCTCAGTCGCTTCAATAACTCTCTCATACTCATCTATCTTCTGTTGAATGAGTTCTTTCTTTCGCCCTTCATCATCCGGTATAAATTGCATAAATGATTGAGGAATGATAATCGCATCAAAATCCCCCGTTGCAATCAGATTAAATAAACGTCTACGATTATCTGCACTTCGTTCGTCTTTCCCAGGAGCCAAGACATTAGCACCTGGATATAGTTTATAGAAGTCTTTTACAAAATCTTCCAATGTGGCATTTTGAACAACAATCATAGGTTTTCTGGCAATTCCCAAACGCCGCATTTCCATCGCCGTAGTAATCATTGTGAAGGTTTTGCCTGTACCTACTTGATGAGCATACAAAGTGCTTTCCCCCAAGCTACGCTGTGCAGCTTTCATCTGGTGAGCACGCAATGTTATTCCTGTGTTAGAATTTGGATAATGTTCAAAAGCTGGCAAGTCATATTCCTTCAGGCGGAAATTATTATACTTGTCATTGTAAATCCTCTCCAATTCTTTATGAAGCGGTTTCTGCCCGTCAATGTATTCAATGAATTTATCAGAGATTTCCATTACCTTCTCGGCAGCGGCTTGTGTCTCCGCCTCATTGACGACACGTATCTTTTGCTCCCCGTTTTTTATCTCATCATAAACTTTCGGTTTCCGTTGATTCAATGCAGCTTCAAACAAATCAATTGTTCCAAGCCGGTCAGTTTTATATATGCCGGCTTTTGCATAATCTGCTACACTAATAGATTTGCCTGTGACATATTCATTTAATACTGAAACAAAATTCAATCCAGTATCCGAAAGCCCTAAGACATCCTCCGCAAACTTATCAATGAACTCAGTAGGTATCCACGGTGTACCAAGACGATAACTTATATCACCAAAGCGTATCATTTCAGGTTGGACATTGATAAGTTCTTCCACATTCTTTTCAAAAGCCGGGTCACGTTCCGCCGCTGTTCTCGCCTCTTCCAGTTTTTCTTTAACATTACCGGAAAGATATGTACCCCTATCTACTAAGTCACCAGTCAAAGGGTCACGGTATGCCACTCCATCATGCAACATATCATCAATAACTTCTTCCTCACTCTTCGCTATTAGTTGAGAAATATATGGGATATCTATAGCACCACGATAGGAACGGCTGATGTTTACAGCATCCTGCAAGTTATCCGCTTTAGATGGTTCTTTCACAGGATAGCTAACGCGTTTATCCAAAATGCCTTTACCTTTGGTTATTTGGTAAACAGATGATTTACCTGTAGCAGATGGTACTTTCGTCACGTTTTCTAATGATAGAGGAAGGTAGCGTTCAAAGTCTTCTACGAAAACATTATCTAATGCTTTATTACGATTTAGTGTACCATATTTCTTTGCAAAAGCATCATACTGCTTATTTAGCTCTTTCCTTATAGGTTCAGGGTCTATATCTAAGCTCTGTTCCGCAGCAATTAGTTTCTTTAGTGTGGATTTAAGATCATTGTAACTCTGTACAGCATCTACCGTTTTCTGCAATTTACCGTTGTAGGTAAACGTTTCTTTTACGGGAACAGGTTCTAAAACCCCACTCATGGCAACATATACCTTTCCATCTTTAACGGTTAATGTTCCATCTTTCTGGGTGGTTTGTTCTTTATCCTTAACCACTGCACTATTCTCTACCTTTCCCAAAATATTTTCCGGTAACTTTCCGATAGCTTCACTAAGCGCTTGAGATAAGTCCAGACCAGACCGAGCCTTTAATGTCTGCGAAGCTCCACTATATAAGCCACCACTACCAGCATCAAATGCCGTCATCATTTCTCCCAGCATCATTTCAGGACGGGCAGCAAAATATTCATTAATCATTATGGGTTTCGTCCGCTTCTCGCCTTTTTCTTCATAAGTACCCTCTCCCACAGGAGTAGTGGAAATATAATTCACGCCATTAGCCACCTCACCTGCTTTTCTCTTACGGAATACTAGGATATCAGCCGTAACACTCGTACCTGCATTTTTTTGGAAAGCATCATTGGGCAAGCGTATAGCTCCAACCATATCAAAACCATTACCGGCAACAAATTCACGGAACCGGCTGTCAGCACCATCCATAGTTGCAGACGACGTAATAAATACTCCTAAACCATTTTCTTTCAGTTCAAGTAATCCCTTTGCTATAAAATAATTATGAAGATTGTATGCCCCACCAAGCTTTTTCCTAAGCGACTTATCCAAGAACTTATCATAAGGAGCATCTTTACCAAAAGGCACATTGGTAATAACAAGATCCTTACTTTGTGGAGCAAACTCCGTCTCATAGCCCTGTACCTTTGTATTAGCATCTGGATATAATGCTTTACTTATCCTCCCAGATAAACTGTCAATCTCAAAACCGCTGATTTGAGAATTTTCGGCAATACCTTTAGGCATCAAACCAAGAATATGCCCCACTCCCATGGCCGGTTCACTTATCATTCCACCGGTAAACCCTACGCGTGTAGCAATGTTCCAAAGATTTCGGATTATAGGTTCGGGAGTATAATGCGACGTAGTAGTTGATTGGACCGCACTTCTAAATTCTTCAGGAGAGAGTAATTCTTTTAGTTGCTTGTAGTAAGGGAGGTACTTCGCGTTCCAGTTGGCATCGGCAATCCAAGAACGTTCACTGGCTTTAAATTTATTTTCATCTAATGCGTTAGCCAATCCTCCCCAGCCTACATAACGGGCTAACTTTGCTTTTTGCTGTTCCGTAGCCGGCTTTCCGCTATTCTCCACTTCTCTAAGTGTACGGATGGCATCAATGTTTGCCTTTAATTTGGCAACATCACCGGCAGGAACATCAATGTGGTTCTCACCGAAATTATAGTTATTTCGATTTCGTTGAACTTTTACAGAAGAGACGACGCGGCCTGTTGACTCAGGTATTCTTCCGCTTCTGTCCGTGTCAGGCACATTATGTCCATGCACGCCTGTATCGTTTCTTCGCCGTTCAGTTCTGACAGCTTCTTCCCGTGTTTTTCCTCCCATGCTTCTATCCGTATCCGGATTTCGCTCTTCGGAGTTTCTTTGTTCGCCATGATCTTCTAAATTTTGATTAAACAAATCCTGCATCTCGGCAGGCTTATTACTTTCACTCTTTTGCGAAGATACCGTATTCTCAGATGATTTCCTATTATTTGACTTACTTTCTTTGGCAGGCAATGTAGCTTTATCTATGGGCTCTACAGCCTTATCAAATGATTCAGTATCAAAGTCCTTCACTGCATGGTATTCATCCATGTCCTTCTGAAAGTCTTCCATACCCGGGAACTGGCGTGCACCCTCATAGAAAGATTTCAAATATGGACGAACGGCATCGCCAACATCTTCAATCATTCTTTGAGCAAAATCTCCGAATTTCCTGGCACCAGCTTCAATATGATATGCCGCCATCTCCGCTCCGATGGAAAACAATTCAGGGTCAAAACCAATATTCATTTGTCCAAGCTTTCCACGAAGTTTATTCTTCAATTCTTCGTATCTATCCTTAGACACCAATTTATTGGAAACCCCATATTCCACCGTGTCGGCTTGTACTACGTCTTCTGACTGTATTTCTGCGATATTATCAGCATTTTCTTTTGCAATCTTGTATTCAGCAAAAGGTTTCGTCTTACGTTTTGAAGATTTCACCCACTCATTGAACACCTCTTTTGATACTTCTGTAGTCTTTCCTAAACCTTTCCAACCTGGAGAATAGTTCTTCATGTAAGCCCTCTTTGCTGCCAAAGCAGAATTGAAGCCATACATTACCTTGTGTTCATCAAAGGAACCGTCTTCATTCATCTGGTCAATGACATATACTTTACCACCAGCCGGATTATCCGACAAGAATACGTCAATATGATCACCGTCCACTCCTTCTGTACCACGGATATAACCATAGGTGTTGTTCATGGTAACACTCCACGGCTGGCCATTAGTATCTACCCCCGAACGTTCACTACCTTTCGGGGTCTCAATAGTAATGTCGTACCCATCAATCTTAATATGCCCTTTCTTATAGTTACCGGCTGACTTCTGTGCTTCAGTTGGGTTAATATCTACTTCCTGTTCAGCATCAAATAAATGCTTAGACTCTGATATTCTATTGGCATAATCCAATACATCTTCCCCAGGTTCCAGTTGGGAAGAAACAAATTGTGCTGGATTGTTTTCTTTCGGGGTGGGCATATTACGTTTGAAATCAGCGTCAATGACATAAATATCACCTTCTGCATCTTTCAATACATTACGTGGGCGCAGATCTGATATGGTAACGTCTCCATTTGAATATTCTGCTTCACCTGTTTTATTGAAGCCAAGAGCCTGCATATAGTTACCAATCTCTTCTGGAGTGGCAAACTCTGCATTATCTATATATTCTTGTTTATATATTGGATAAATGGCACCGCCATTACCGAAACCAGTAAAACCAACTAATTCATACTTTGTCTGCGGAAAAAGCTCATTATGAAGGTCAATGCGTTTGAATAATTCTGGAAGATTCTTACTGTTTACCAAGTTATTCATCTTGTAAACAGCATCGTTTTCTCGATCTAAATAAGTATCATTTTCATTTCCGCTAAGGAATGGTGTACCGAGGTTGGAAAGATTCTGTATGGGAGTCCACAAGCCGCTTTCTTTGGCCTGTGCCTCGATCATTTGATTTACTTCTTGCTGGTGGCCTCTGCCTCTTTCGCTTTCCGATGCATTTCTTGATGCCTCTTCAATTCTTCGTCGTAATTGATAGACCGGTTCTTCCTGTTCGCCAGATATTTCAAGCAACGTTCCGTGCTCTCCTTGTGGAATTGATTCAGAAACTTCGTCATTTTCGTTAACTTTTTGATTGTCACCTTGCAAAGATACAGAATTGTCCTCAGAGTTCAAAGAATTGTTACCATTTTCCTGAATAGAAGAAGATGGTTCTACAACAGACAAATCACTGACTGTAGGTTGTTCTGTATTTAATAGCTTCCGCGTATCTATGTTTTCTAATTGTTCATTTGGGATAACTCCGTTATTTTGTTCTTCACCTTCGCTATTCTCTGTTGCAGCAACTTCCGATGTTCCGGGTTCTCCGTGCTGCTTAACTTCTTCTCCAGATAACGGAGATTGATTTTCTCGGCTATCCTCTGCCTGTCTTTCTGTTCCATTGTTATTTTCAATTTGTGAGTAAATGTCATCTAATTCATCAGCAGTAAAACCACCATGATATAGTTCAGGATTGCCCTCTTCCATCATTTGAATAATAGCATCGTCTGCATCCTCTGCAGCCAACTCACTGCGGAATTGGTCATACTGTTTCAGATAATCGTCCAGCATCTCATAGTAATCAGTAGCTCGTTCTTGATCGGATGCTTCCATATCAGCAGTAATGGCATTTCGCGCATCTTGCTTCTGTTCTTGCGTCAATTCATCCAACTTCTGATTGGCCTCTTTAAACTGGAGATATAGTTTCCCAGTATTGCTTTCTGGACCACCGACGGGAATCCCCATTTCTTTGGTGGCTATCTCACTGAACTTGGAAGATAAAGAGCGCATTGTATCTGATACCTGACTGACATGGTTCGAAGGATGGGTAAGCATGAAATCAACAATATCCTGTTCTGTTACTTCTAAGCCATTTTCACTCAGTTCTTGAGCTATAGCATCTATCTCTTGACCGTCTTTTCTTAACCAACCTTTCGCCAAAGCACCAGTTATCTGATTACGATCTCCGAAACGATTAAAGGAAGAAGTGCTAATCTTTCTACCAAGTAGCTCACGTTGCCACGGCTTCAATGTCTGTTCATGGCTGGCCAGGTCCTTAGCGGCAGAATAAGCACCAAGAACCTCATTGGCATCATCTGAGTTATCAGCAACCCAACTAATATAATCCTCATCAGTACGCACTTCTTCCGGTACCTGTGAAGTCTCCATACTCTCAGAAGTATCTGATTGTTCAGGAACGACGCTCTGGAAGAAAGTCTTCAAATCGTCCAGCTCTTTCTTTTTAGATCGTATGAGATCACGCAGCTCAACACGTTCACTTCCGGTTGCCTTTGCCAGACGAGCATTGATTTTTTCAAGTTCTTCATTCTTTGCAGCAACATCACCTCTCAAATCCTCGATAGCCACTTCGGAAGATTCAACGACACTGGTGTAATTAAACTGTTGTTGAGGGGTCAAAGCCTTGTAATCAATACCTCCATCTTTCTTTTTAGGGAGAGCATCAAAAGTTTTTTGTATTTTTTGTTCAGGCGCTTCCTCTCGGTCTGATTCTTTCGAAAGATTATTATAATAATCCTTTGCCTCAGAATATAGTACAAAATCAACATTTGGAAACATATTGGATAATTCCTTCTGAATAGCTTTAGCATGAACCACCCCCAAAGGATTTCCACCATCATAACTCATATCATTGACTAAAACTGTAGAAATATTAGTTTTACCATTTTCATCCAGAATCATATTACCAGGCTTCGATGCTATAATGAATAGTCCGTCTCGATAAGATGTACCACTGGCTGTTCCTAACCCACTACCTGATGATTGTGTTGCTTTTCCTAAAGGTGCAGTATCAAATTGTCTATTGGTATCAACGCCATTAGTAAGGAAATAAAGCAGGTGTTCCATTTCATTCCCCTTAGCTATGCCATGAGAATCTATTGATGAAGATATTTCCGGCAGGTTATCTAAAATTAAACCTCCTTCTATTTTACTATCATTGCTTCCTATGGTATTCCGGGCCCCAGTGTCTGTCGTAACATTAGCTCTCCGTAACACTTCCGATGATAATTCTCTCAAATCAGTACTGCCATCTTCCTGAACCGCTTCTGATTGCTCAATCGTAGTATTATCACCTCTTTCGTTTTCGACATGTTCAGTTTGCCACAATTCAGCCTCTTTCAAGCTATAGTAATCATCAATACTAATCGGGCGTTCATCTCCATTTTCGATATCTATCTCACCGGCATCATCTAACTTTATAGCCATTACACTTTGACCTGGGTCATCCATATTATCACCCTCTATTAGATAGCGACTACCATCCATCATAACAGTTTCTCCACGAACAGGTGCAGGAATATCAGGAGAACGGAGGCTTTCTTCCTCATTAGTGACGAAATCTTGTTCAGCATTAACCTCAGCCTGAACAATCATATCATCAATAGGAACCTCAGACAGAACGCTATCAAAGTCCTCAGCCTGGGCCATCTTTCGTTCACCGGTTTCATCGACATAATAAATAGTCTCGCTTGAATTGTCCCGATCCAGAAAGCCATCCTCTCCAAATGACAGATTACCACCTACAAGATAAACTGGATTATCGACAAACTTATGTTTCGCCTGAACAACAAAACCAGTTTCCGGATTACTAATCCTTTCAACGTCGGCCATTGCTTGTTCGCGGGCCTGCATCTTTACTTCTTCCTTTCTATTGTTGGTATGATCGACGTACTGCGAGAAAATCTCTTTTGCCGGAAGATAATCAGCCAAAGCCGAAACCTGTTGTTCGTTCAGGTTATTGGTCGATGCAAACTGCCCAAGGTCTAAAACAGCATCCAACTGAGAAACAATTTCCTCAGGCAAGAGACTATTTACTTTTCTCTCAGCTCGTTTAAAATTACGGTAAATATCAATCTTATTTGCTTCAATATCTTCGGAAGTAACGCCAGCAGACACATCTTCATTCTGCACATCTTCAAGTACCCTTTCTTCCTGCATATCCTGAACAGCAAAGACACGCTCTTTCTTTTCTTCCTGAGTTAGTTTTTCATCTGCGAGCGTCCTTTTGATAAATGCTTTAGTCGTTTCTTTGTCACCGGCATTTATTACTTGCTGCAATTCATCAAATAAAGCTTGGTCTTCCTCATTCAGCCCTTCTTTAAACCTGTGTAAGTTCCTCTGAGTAGTATATTTCTCACGTGCCATTCCCCCAAGTCCTAGTAGACCAAAGGCAGCAGACGTCGGTGCAAGTCCCAGAAATGTATCAATGTTGTTGTCTAAATCTGTAGCTTGTTCAACAGTCATCTCTCCCAGTGGAATGTTGGCAAAGTTGTTGTATACCTCTTCGGCATATTCTCCTAACAGTCCATGAAACTGTGTACGTTCAGCAACGTTTTTGATAGTAGGATTATTCTTTATCTTGCTGATGAGCTGCACAATCTCGCTATTGGAAAGCTTAGAAAAGTCAGGAATAAACTTGCTCAATGCTTCTTTCGCCATTTTGCCACCACCGGCGAACGCATTAAAGACCATTTCCGACTGATTTTCGAGGAAATTAGAGACAGCAGATTTGCCCAAAGCCTCACCAAAATTCATGCTATTCTCACGACCTGCGTACTTAATCTCACCATCCTCGACTTTCGCCCGGACATCACCAATCATCCGTTCATTTGTTCCTGAAGCTACCCGACCTATACTCGAGGTGGCAGTCATCCCAGTAGCAGCAACAGCATCACCGGCCAATCTCCCCACTACTTTTGCCACATTACTTGTTGCTGCACGTCCAAACCGTTTCAATCCATATTTTAAAAGACCTTTAGCCAACGCATTACCGGAAGATGAAATAGGATTAACGGCAAACTCTAACATAAACGGTATGCTTTGAGCCGTTGTACTGCCAGCTTTATATCCTCTACTCATGTCAGAAGAGAAATAAGCCTGTGTTGCCATATTCACGGCCGCAGCATCAAGCAACTTCGATTCTTCCGGAGAAAGATCTTCTCCACTTTCTTCTTTCTCAATCGCCTTTCTGAGCAAACCGGAATATGCCGTATCTGTAAGTCCCATGGTCCAGTTATCTGTATCCATGAACTTATCTTTGAAACCTCTACCAAGTGAAGTAAAAAAGCCAGTATCTCCCTTTTTAGACTCTTCTACAAGCTTGTTAGCATCATCAAGTAAGTTCTTTGCTGCATGGAGCGATGTATAACGGTCCTGTGTCTCTTTATTCTCATCATTGCCAAACCTTTGTGCGGCGCCTACGGCAGAAGAAGGGATGAATGCGGAACCGGCAGGCATAGGCAACGGCTCTCTCTTGTTGTTCAATTCACTATCAATCTCACCCAACTGACCACTGATATAATTCGAGAAGAAGTCTTTTTCATCATTCTTCCTTTTCTCTATTGCGGCACTGTATTGCTTTGATTGCTCTTCAGGCGACATCTGTTGGTAATCTGTATAAGGGACACCAAATATCATTGTATCCTCGCCTTTACCTTCAACGTATGGAGATTTCGGACGTAGCTGCGGCTGTTGCAATTGTTGTTGTCCTGGATGAGGAACAGTAACAGCAGGTATCTGACTATTACTCATTGCTTTGTCAAAAGCATCATAATCACCAATATCTACACCTTTACTTTTTGCAGTATTATAGAGCCAGTCTTTATTAGCATCTACATTTTTATCAAATTCCTCATAGGCGCCCATTTGAACGCCTTTGTTCGTAAGTGCATCATAAAGCCACTTACGATTTTCATTCATATTTATTTCAGCCATGGTGCTTTATTATTGGATGATTGATTGTTACTAACCCACGGGGCTACTTCCTTTTTATCTGTTGCCCCTCCTAACTTAAACCCTCTACTTTTAAGCTCCTCGGCTGGTATCATACCATTCTGCAATGCGTAGGCAGCAGCAGCTTGCCAATCAGTCTTAGTTTTAGTGATATTTTCCCTGTCATCTCTCTCATAAGTAACGAACGGAGCTAAATCTTCCTCCCCCATCCCAGAGCCAAGTACAATTTGCTGTGCCTCATTAGGTGTAAGCCTCGTATTACGAGTATAGACATTACCATCACCACCAATAGCACTATCCACAATCTTGGAATTATTGCTATTTTCTTTTGTTTCAATCTCGTTTAATCTATACTTATGGTTGAGTGCAGCAAGTTCTTTCGCATCCTTAGCCTTTATTGCTTGCTGCTGTAAGGCCTGTTTCCCTTTAGCGTCCAACATTCCTATTTGGAACGCTTGGTCTATCTGTTTTAAAGTTAAATCACGGTTATATTTCAACTCTGTAGCCACTTTTGCCGCCTCTTGCTGACGTTTATACATATCGTCTGCACGTCTACCCTCATAGTCCTTAAAAATAGCAGAGAGAGACTTATTTTGATAATCAGCGTCATTTGCACGCTTAGCATCCCGAAGACGTTGTAACCGCTCATTATATTTAGGTACTTGGGAGTTAATCGGGGCAAACTGACGGGCCCCCTTTGAAGAGGCGAACATTTGGCCGCCCAAATTTGCAATGTCCCCCAACAAAGAAAGAGCACGTTCACGTCGAGTTACCTTCTCTTCTTTTTCAAGATCCGGCTTCTGGTAGAAGTCCTTGAAAAAGCCATAAAGACCTTTCTGACCAATCGCATCAGCATAATTGGGCTGTTTTGGGGTAGCAGGTCTTATTTCAGAAACTTTATGTCCTTCAGGTACTACCGGAGCTACAACTTCATCCATCGAAGCCGGAGCCGGTTTATTAAGATATTCCAGTAATGCCATATGTTTACCCTTTCTTATCCAATAAGCTCAGAGCTGAGCTAATTAACGATCCACTGTTACCCAATAACTGCGTACCACCCGCTTCGTTTGCCTGTAGTTGAGCCATCTGTTGCTGCATTAATGCATTCTCGTTGGCCTGATTCTGAGCATCGACCTGCCTCTTTATCGCATCACCACGAGTAGCAAGATTTCCAACGACTTCTCCCATCATCTTCTGATCATTTTCCTGTTGAGCAAGCACAGCCTCCGGAGTGCCACCTGTAACAGCGGCAGTTGCTTGTGCTTCTTGATTTCTACGACGCAATGTATCTTCCACTCTCTTTATAGCAGACTGAGCCTCTTTACTATCTAAGTAGTTCTGGTAGTAGTTACGGTTATACCAAGCCTCATTCTTATTACGCTGTTGGTTAAGCATCTGCTGTTGGGCATTGGCCGCTTTTGCCGCCTTGCTTGCTCCCATTACTCCGCCAATCAAACTGGCACCTATTCCAATTGCAGTTCCTATCATAATAGCTATTTTTTTAAGAGCAAAAAAAAGGATTTATCGCCATATCATAGTTGTGCTTTTACAACAATAATATGCTGTATTACAATTATATTTGTGATTTAATTAAATTATCACTTAAACAATTACAATCCACATGAAGAAACTCATAAAGAGAAAGAAGAACTCATACACTGAAGAAGAAAAGATACAGGCTGTAAGACTATTGAAGGAAAACAACTTCAATCATTACCTCACAGCCGCTCAAACTGGTGTGTCTATCTCATCTCTACATAACTGGTCTGCCCGATACATGAACGACATTGATAACACCAACAAGGTACAGATAATAGCAGAAAGCGTAGAGTTAAATCTGGCAAGGGTAAAAACCAACTTTATCAATAAACACTATACCAAAATGAATGAGCTTGCTGAGGAAGCTGTCAAAAAAGCAATCGACCTTGTGAAAGAAGAAACAGACCTCAATAAGGTTAACAACACAATAAAGGTTATTTCTGACTTTTTTGGTAAGATGTCAGATGAAGGAGAAGAAGGAGAAAAGAAAGGCGATAGCTATAATCTCATCCAACAAACAATTATTGCTTGCAATTCGATGAATCAGCAATAATATATAGTACCTTCGCTGCATGAAAACTACTTCTCAAAAAATTAGGCAGTATGCCGAATATGGTTAATATCCATTTATCGGCTCTTTTTCCCGACAGAATCGTAGCAAGCAATTATGTATGTCTCAGTTAGCAACTGTAAAGACTTTATCTGTTAAAGGAATTCATTGGATGGACAGCGGAACAATTGTTCCTTCTATGTTATCTAACATCTCTTTTTTAATGATAACTAGTTTTTTATTTCTTATTTTTACACATTAACTAAAAAGTATATTATGGCAGAATATGAAATGAAACAGCAAAATCGGCAAAGTAGAGCCAGCGCTAATAATGAATTAGGAAATAAACACTTCAGAAGGTTTGTGGATAACAGAAAAACTTCTTATCCACCGATTGTACAATTTACTGGACCTGAGCGAAATAGTAATGAAGCTTTTCCTTTTGTAGATATGCCACTGACGTTACTATATCATTGTCCAGGAGAAAAAGAAGTTAATAAACATTGTGACAAAAGTGCTTTTTTAGGTTGGAGTTCTATTCAGACTTTTGATGCCATAGAGAACACTTTGAAGAATTTTAATATAACCATGGGAACTGGTCATGGCCCTATTAACGAAGGCTATACTTCTAACCAGATAGTAACAAGAGGAGTTGATTCTTGCACTGTTGTCATTATATCTACTGGATCAAGAAATCTTATGGCACATATAGATATAGGAGAAAGAAATTCAGGAGATAAAGAATTAGAAAAGATTAAAAAAGAAATTCCAAACTCTGTTGGAGCAAATGCACCTCTTCAAATTTTCATTAGCCTTTTAGATGATCGCAAAATATCAGGAGGACGCGCAAAATTCGCTAGAAAATTAATAGAATATTACTACAAGTTAGAAACGATGCAAGATATAAATAGTACTGATGGCAAATTAGAAGAAGAGTTAACAAATGGTATTGTCAAAGGCAAGGAAAACATACATATTTTAGTAAGGCCAGAGTCTTCTGACAACTATGTTCAACACCCAGAAATTGGAATTTATCTTAATAGCGGAAAACTGCATATATTTGGTTCTTTTTCTAATGCTCAAGATGAGATTAAAGAGCAAACAGTCGGTCAAGTGGCCAATGAAGAACGATATTTTGATTTACCACTCAATGCACCGCAAGAAGAATTTAATTCATTATCACAACGAGAAAAGACACTTTTAGATTTAGCTTCTCAAAAACAATCTCCATCCCAATACCAAAGTCCACTTCAGAACCTAGAGCCAATGCCACTTCAAGAATCTTACCTTGTTCCACGTCATAAGGCATCTCATCATTATATAAATCCTTTTTTCTTAAAAGGGATGCTGCATCCTTAAAATAATCGCTCTGTAAACAAAACAATTACAGAGCAATTGTTTTTTATGACCTTCTAACATTGCATTTGAAAAAATTAATATGTTTAAAAGCCTTTCCCTTTCATTCTTTCATAAATAGCAACCTGATCCTTATCCACATTCTCCACCCGGAATTGTACCATACATCTATTCGGAATGTCATCAGGGAGTTGCTCAACCAGCGAACCAATAACTTCTTCTTTATTATTGAAACCTATATCACAAAGTGAAGCAACTTTTCTTCCACGAAAAAAAGCTTCTCCTTTTACCTGATACTTTGGAGAGATTCTCAAATCCATACCACCTTCTTCTCCTTTCTTCTCTTCTTCTGGTGCAGAGAAAAACAAGAAATCAACAACTTTCTGATTCAAAATCGAAATAGGAGAATAATCAGGTTTTATATACCCTTGTGTCACCTTGTGGGCAGACGAATGATTCATTGCAAAGCCTACTTCTTCAAGAGTTGCACCACAGTTATTTTGTGCCACAGTCCCCCACGTATGACGGAAAGTATAACAGCAATATCGTTCCCCCTTTTGCATCCCCAAACTTTTTTCACATAGAATTCTTATACCGATATTCACATTAGCGTTAAAACTGTCTTCACTACTATATCTCTCCGCAAACATGAATAAATAGGGACTATCCTGCCCAGCCTTGTACTTATCAAAAAGCGGCATTAATATATCAGGAAGTTTAATTTCAAGATAAGCATGATCGCGACGGAACTTCATTGTCTTGCGCCTATTATAGTGTATAATGCCATCTCTCAGATCTGCCTTTTTTAAATGGTACAGATCAACCGTATTAATTCCTGCAAGGCACATTATCATCATTGCCACATCTCTACCAAGTTCTGGGACCGACAACTTATAGTTGCTTTCCGGTATTGCGGCAGAAAAGAACTCTCTGACCTTTTCAGGATCAATCGCACGCTTTTCAGGCACATCAGCAGCAGGTATTTTCACCTTTAACCATGGATTTGTTTTTATCCTTATAAGCCCACGGTCATAATCGTTATACTCAAGTATGGCAGCTTTGAATATTTGCCGAATACAGATTGGGTACATCTCTTTAGCTCTTGCACTTGACAGTAGAGATTGTATCCATCCATCAACAAAGTTAGTTGTGAACCGAGAGAACATTAGCTTGTTTGTTCCGGCATAACGCTCTAAATGTTGATAAGCTAATTCATAATTTCGAGCATTCCGTTCCTGCCCATTCTTCGCCATCTCAAATTTATATTTGCGAGCATAATCAGAGAAGCAAATATCTTCATCTATCTGCTGGAGAAAGTCTACTACATCATTAATAGTCCACTTCTCCGTATCAACCTTGTTAAGCCGATCAATAAATTCCGTTATCTTATCAATACAGTACTTCAGGACAAAAGTATCTTTTACATCACCGACAGCACTCAATCCTTTGGAGTCTATCAATTTGTCGGTTTTAATATAGGCAGACTTCCGGTTATGAGTCACACGAATATATACCGGATAGAAGCCATCTTTTCTCTGTTTCTGAACACAAGTTTTAAAAGTTGCCATAATTATATTGATTTACAGTTTAATACATACTCTAAACATGTTCTAAACTCATGCACAAAAATACGAAACAGTTTCTAAACACTACCAACTATTAGGCATATTTTTCGTGCATTTCGTCAATAAAACAAAATAGGCTACACAACCCTCACAAAAGGGTTATATAGCCTATTATCAATTATTTACGGGTTATTATTCCG